AGAGATTTATTGTTAACACAACAGATAGACTGTCGTTACACCACTCATAAATAATGATGGGCACTCCTATTATCCGTAGACATAGAAGATTGAGCGCCAGAATAAACTGCGCTTTGTGGTCCAACCCCGAGGGGCCTTTCCACCGTAGACAACTTGTAGCCATCGACGTTGATCCTTGGAGAACCAGCCCTCCTGAGGACAAGGGAAACACGTCTGATAGTACTCCATGAACTGACAGAATCGACTGTCGAACATGGCACCGCCGATCCAAAGACCGATAAGTCGAGTGAATGACACTTGGAGACTTGGCACAACTGACTCAGGATACAAGGCAAGCTTGAACCACTCATTCGTTTCACGATGAGGGCGCCCGTTCCGGTAAGTTGTACCCAACAGCTTGAACGCCGTTGGGTCCTTAGTCTTCTCACACTTTTCAGGGTGTAAGATCATGTTTACACATTCAGCATCATGGCTTGCGAGGTCCAAAGAGAAAGGATCGCAAGAACGGAAAGCGCTGTCGTCGCCTAAGACCCGTAGTGCACGGATCTCACACTGCTGGCAAGCAGCGAGGTAATCAACCAGGATGTAATTCACAACACTGTCGATCATTTGGGTAAACCAAGAGCCAGAGGGAACACCTCGATATTTCCGGAACATCCGGCCATCTGGCATCAGAATGGGAGTATTAATGAAGTACCACACCATGCCGTCCCACACGTTTCGCCACTTTTGAGCGTCACGTTTTGAGACTTTCTCACCTCGGAACGAATCCCAACGAATATTCTGTCGCAGAATATCGAACGCGACTCGAATTAACCAAGCTGGTACTTTGGTGTCAAATCCTGAAAAATCAAGACCGTACAACATTTCACCGTCCCTCAGTCCACAGGTCCACTCGGTATACAAGCGCTGCGAACTCTTCCCGTTCAACATCGGCGATAGGGGATCATCCATGTAAGCATGGTACATCTCAGGTGCGTAAAAACCTTCAATCGCCAACATCTCAGCGGGGTAGATCCAAACTAAACGGGTCTTAGGGTCGGAGGCTTCTGACATGCCTCCTCTCTGCCCGGCAAGACAAGGAGGAAACCTCATCTTGGAAGGATCAAACTTCGCACGACCGTTCTGTTTCATACGATGACCAAGCCATCTTGCTTCGTGATAAATTTCTTCCATCACGTCACCTTTCTTCTGTCCCATGAAGGACACACCAGCAGAAGTATCACGACGAAAATGTCGACCAACTTCGTGCCAGTCAAGTGGTTCACGTTGGTAAGGAAGTTTGAACGCTTTCTTAGCTTTAGAAATCGCATTTATCATACTCTTGCGTTGCACACGGTTGAGCGAAGCGAAGCTGTTCTTGCCTTCTGAGAACTTTAACAGTGATCCATACATACCCAAGGTACCTGTAGGGCGCCGAGTGTATCCATAGATATCATCATAGACAGAACGATCAAATTCTTTTAATGTGGTCCGAATCCACGCATCAGTGTTGGATTGTCCGCTGTAAACGGAATATCCACCATAGCGCGCGATCTCGCGAAGACCGGGAGAAGAGAACTTCTCACTGATGATGCCATAGCTGGCTCCCCTCGTCCGGTTAGACGGAGTGAGGGGGGAGTCGTCAACCAAATGGGACTCCTCTACTGCAACATCGAGAAGAGTGGGGTCGAAAGGCGAATCTTCCATTCAGGCTTTCGAAATGAAGGAGGCTAAAAACCCTGAACACAGGTAAAATCTTAGAGATTTTGCGC